TCCCTTACAGTGATCTCCGCGAGGGGAATAGCTGATCCCGAACTCGCATTTTGAACCGTCGCCTGCCAGCCGTTGTATGCCATGTCAGTTGTCCCAAATCCGTGTGTCCTCAACCTTGAACGGTCCCGCGCCCAAGGTGTATTTGTCGCCGCCGCTGTTCACCAGTCCTACTTCACAGTAGAGGGTGTCAGCAGCAAATGCCCCACTTTCTGCGGCCGTGATCTCAACGCGGAATTGGTGCGCATTGCTGAGAACCACACTACCACCAGAAAGCGTTTTTGTCAACAAGATTGTGCCATTGACTTGAGAGGCCACGATAAACGTGATCTCACTCGCATCGGACACGTCAAGCAGCGTGCCAGTCTGATCGTAAGCGGTGAACAGAAAAGCTTTGTCGTTCCCCTGCCCGATGCAGAGGCTGATCTTCTTAATGCAGCACGTCATTGTGCGTCTCCTTGTTTGAGGATCGGAAGCACAACGGCCACCTCCTGCTCGTCAGTCTGCCGTAGCGCGACTACGCAGTAGGCTTTCTGCGGCGACGGATTGAGCACAAAGCCCATGGAGAATGTCATGATCCCTCCTGTTTGTATTCAGCTAATTCAGTCTGGAGTTTCTTCACTTTGGCCAGCAGTTCATCGTGGCCAACCGTTACAAGCCGCTCAACTGTGATAGTCTGAGGCGGCCGGGAGCGGAGTTTCGCCAGCTCTTTTTGGACCTTAGCCAGCGCACGAGATACTGCTGGATCAGGCCGGTTTTCTATCACGGTTTTGATCGTCTCATGCTCCACAACCCGCTCGACAATTTTCTCAACCGGCTTTTCTACTGTTTCAGTAACTGTAACAGTCTTCACCACAATCTCAGGCGGTCGTGCTTGCAATTCCACAATAGCCTTTCGGGCCGCCTCGAGCTCTTTCAATGTTTGAGGGCTGTCTTGAAACTCCACAACGCGGACCTTGATTGGTTTCTCAACTACCCGCTCGGTGACTACGGTTACGGGTTTTTCAACCACAACCTCAATCACCTCGCGAACGGGCTTCTCCACAACTTTCTCAACAACGCGAACGGCGGCTTCCGCCTGCGTCAGAGCAGACTCAAGCTGGGTGACTTTAGCCTGCAGCCGCCGAATATCCTCACGAAGCTGCGGATCAGATTTCATTAGACCAGCCCTCCATTCGGTTCCATAAAGTAGAAACCAGTCGAAGCCGTGCCGACTACCGCAAATCTCACATGAGTAATAGCAGTTGAGGCGCCGGAAATGGTGCCAGAGGTGGAAAAGGCATTGGTGTAGTTTGTGCCTCCCGTAAAGATATACGAGCCGGTAGCGAAGTCTAGCGCCAGATAGAAGTTGCGCGTTGAGGATGATGGAATAGCAGAGAACAGCGTCACCGTTCCATAATAAGTTGTGCCATCATCGCTTACTTCGAATGTCAGATCATGAGTCCCTGCCCCGGTCCCCGCAAAGAAGGAGCCATGTAGAATGAAGCCACCATAGTCTCCCAAATTGGAAAAGGTAGAGGTGGCACCTGACGCGGCCTTAGCCTTACGCATGATCTTCGGCGCGCCAGACGCTTCCTCAGTAATGGCGATAGGGTTGTCGCGCAGTGCTGTCACAAGCGGCTGCGTGATCGGGCTGTCTTGGTCAATATCCCCGTTAGGGATTGGAACGTAGGTTGTCATGAAATCCTCGCTGAAGTTAGGCCGTCACTCAGCAGTCCGGCGCTGTCCCCGATGTAGCCGCTCTTGAAGGGAGCAAGTGCGGCGCCGGGGTAGTCTGCCGTCCCACTCGCCATGATGTAGTAAATCTTCCCGTAGAGCGTGGTGTCTTCTGCCACATACTCCACAGTCTCGCCGTGCTCAACTTCTTCTGCCGAGATAATCGACCATTGCCGGATGCGCCGAGCCCCAAATTCATCTACGTCATTAGGGTGGCTGATCTTTACCGTATCCCCCACCCAGATCGAGCGGTCCTTCGCGTCAAGCTTGAATTGAACCTGCGACGGCGTGTGAACGTAGCGGATCAGTAGTTTCGATGCGACGGTTCCGGCGAGTGCCTCAGAGGTCAGGAAGTTGGCGAAGATTTTTCTGATCGAGGGCTCGTCATAGAGTTCCTCCTCAACCGGGTTTGCCAAAACGAAGCAGGATGAATAGTTCGCGGCGTCCGTCTTGCTGCCCGACTTGTCCCGGCGGTTGTAGTAGACCCAGACCTGCGACAACCGTTCCTGCGTCTTCTCAGTCAGCGCGAAGGAACCTGAGATGATGTGGCTTTCTGCAGTAAGAAGCGGCGGCTCTTCATCCACCCCGCGCACGGCCTTAAGCTGCACCTTCCCGAGCTTTTCCTGCCACCAGCAGTTAACCAGCGCCTGAATTTGTATATCACTGACAAGCTCAGTGACCGCCGTGGGAACGGTGATGAGGTCAGTCAGTCTCCAGAAGGACAGGTAGGTATCGACCTCGGAAGTCCAACCTGTTAGATCAAGCCGAGCCGCCGTGATGCCGCCATACGTCTCTTGCAGCAGTTCAAGCGTATCATCGACTCGCATGTTATCAATCCGCAAGCACTCCTGCACGGTGGTGTCGAAGTTATGTGTAGCGGCAGTTGAGCCGTCCGTCCCCCGCACGACTCCCGTGAACTCAATCCCATTCGTTGAGGTCGCCACTGCGGCATACGTCATGATCTCGGAGTCGATGCGGACAGTGCCTGAGGCCGGGTAGTCAGCAACCAGCGCCCGCGTGACCTCGAAGGAAGTTGCCACTGCAGTAATGTCTGCGTAGAGGACGCCGGGCGAGGCTTTTGGGGCCTGCGCTTTCCGTTCCTCGAGCCGGGCAAGCACGTCCTTCCCCTGCACAGTGATCCGGCCGCCGTCATTCGGCCCCTGAATGTTGTCGAAGAAATACAGCTTCTGCGACATGGCGGACAGGGCCTGACCTGCATAGCCTTCATACAGGACGAACTCAATGTTCTGCCGATAGCGGTTACGAGCGATCCACTTGGTCCAGAACGTGCCGCGAGTAAGGCCGTCAAATCGGCGGCCATCGACGTAGGGGTCAACTCGCCGATCTGTGTGGAGGTGGTCCTGGAAGACAAGGCTGCACAGGGCGCGATTGCCTAGCCCCTCAGCATCGGGGTTAGACCCGGCGAGGTTGATCTTAGTCGGTGAAGTTGAGACACTGACGAGGGACGGAATAATGTAGGGAGCGCCATCGACCGTTTGCTCAGCTACCTTACCGCTGGAAAAGAATAGGCTCAGTGGAGTTCCGGCGAGGAAGTTATCCGTATCCTGACAGGTTGACCGCGTGTTGTAGCACTTCCCTGCATCCGGTCCGCTTGCCGTGCAGGGAGCGGTTCCGTAAACCCGAGAGCAAAGCGGCTGCCGGATTTCAACGATCTGAATAGGCTCGCGGCCAACGGTGGTTTCAGTCATGGCTGAGCCCCCGCATTTCCAGCGTCACGTCCATGAGGTTTCGGGTGCCAGAGTTGCCGGGATTGGCTGACCCCATTGCGCGACCGAAAGCGACCTCACTGTAAGTAATCGGCCGCCATGCGATGAAGAACGGTTCAGTCTCAACGGCGCGCTGAAAGGATGGCCAGTTCGTTCTGATCCAAGTGTCGGAGAGGTTCTTCCACTCAAATTGCGTTTCGAGATACGTGCGCCATTTCGACCGCCCGAGATACTCTCCGGACTCGCTTTCATTCATCTTCATGACTGTGTTGCGAGCGAGGACCATTGGAGTATGTCCACCGAACAGCGGGCGTTCCATCTGCAAGGCAAGGCCAAACTTCACAACTCCGAGTTCGGGAGCAGCCGTTCCTGAGATCAAGTTGACCCGCCACCGAGTCGCGGTCACTGGCGCAAAGATCGTCATGATCGGGCTGTTGTCGGGGATTGCGGTTGTTGCGCAGAGATCGACCCAGGTTGAGCCGTTGTGATACTGGACCTTGATTGACGTGCCAGAGGTTCCGAGCGTATGTGCCGCGATGCAGCAGTAATCACAGGAAACCGCTGAGCCGTGGTTGTATTCCCACGAGCCTGTGGTAGTTGTCGGCCGCCACTTCTCATACGTCAGGGTGTTCAGTGGAGCATCTGCGTAGTAGTCCGTGGCCGTGGTTGAGGCAGCAGCGGTTCCGCCGGATCGCCAGTTCAAACTGTGCCCAATCCGCGCATGAGTCAGCGGCATGTCTGCGCCGGGTAGGACGTAGCTGCCTTGAAAGATTACGGTCATCTTACTGTGATCCTCGCGCCATCTTTACTTGCCTCGTTGATCGCGTTGATGAGTTTCAGGACTTGATCCCGGCTGAACATATCGCCGCCGACGAGTTGAAGGGCGACCTGTTGAGAATAGGATTGTCCGCCGCCAGACGAGCCGCTCCCTGTTCCGCCGCCAGCGGAGCTGCTTCCACCACCACCGGGGGAAGAGGATTTGATATTGCGAACTGCGTTGAGACCGGAGGCGAGTGCAGAGGTTGCGGCCGCAAAACGTGCCCACGGCCTACCGACATAGCTTGGGTCTTTCAGAACCTCAGTGAAGGCCAGCCAGCTATTTGCCAGTGCAATCCCAGCGCCGATCTTCTTCGAGCCTTGGAAGAGCTGCCCAAGCGCCGACAGGGATGCACTGACTCCATCGCGGGTGCTCTGGAGCATGGCGAAGTTGTGCGTGGCCTCGACCTGTTCCATCAGGGCGGAGTATTCTTGCTGCGTGATCAGCTTCTTTTCGAGCGCTTCATTCAGCGTCTCCTGCCGCCGCTCATAGCTTTCGAGCTCAAGCTGCTCCTTCGTCATGAGTTCGTTTTGCAGGGACTCGAGTTCCTTAATAAGAGGATCAGTCCCTCCGCCTCCGCCCTTGCCGCCGCCAGCGCCATCCGGTGTAATCCAGCCGCCGCGTGTGTAATCTTCAAGCCAGGGCTGATTTACGTCTCTCGTGTTAGCTCCACGAACCGTAGAGCGCTGAGAGCCGCGTTCATCATCACCAGCGTTCAGCCGGCTAAACACGCCAGACAGCGCGACGGCCGCGTTATACGCGATACCGAGGTTTCCTGCCATCGTTAATGCCGCCGCGGCCCCTGCATCAATGTTACCGAAATCCACGAGGGACAACTTTGACGCGGCAAGCCCGGCAGCTACTGCTTCCGTAACCAGCTTGTTAGCCTCCGTCCGTGTTTTCGCATAGAGTTGATAAGCGCCGATCATGGCGGCCTTGTTCCGCTCAGTCCCTTCAACGACTTGCTCAGAATACATACTGACTGCGGCGTATTCGCCCGCCAGCATGTGGAAGACGTTCTTTGTATACGCAGCCTTGATTGCCTGCTGCTCTTGGGCGAGATTTATCTTTTGCTGTGCCTCAAAGGCCTCACGCAGTCGATCGCCATACTCATTAGTGCGGCGGCGCTGAGCAATTTCCAATTGCTGTTCGTATTCAAGCCGCTTGAGCAGTCCGTCAATCTCATCAATTCGTGCTTGTTTTTCGGCCTGTTGTATTGCTGAGCGCCCCTGCGCCCCTCCAACATAGCGCTCAGCTATTCCTGTAACACTGGAAAGCTTAGCAATCTCCGCTTGAATTACGGCCTTTTCTTTATTCAGCGCCGCAATTTCATCAACCGCTCGCTGCTGTTCAGCAACTTGAATACCACTCGCAGCCATCCGGCGGGCTTCGGTCAACTTATTTGTGACCGCGATCAGCCCTTCAGTAGTTTCCTTAAGCTGCTCCTGCTTCTTCTTGAGCGCCTCGTTCTTTGCCTCTGCGCCAGTAGCTGCCATGCCCCACTGAACAAGAGCAGCGGCTCCCGCAATAAGGCCAATCGTCAGAATGGAGGTCGGGTTGATGAGGGAGAGCAGGGAAGCCCCGAGCGCCTTGAATTTCTCCTTGGCGGTCCCTCCCATGTTATCCATGACCTGATTGATCTGAGTGCCCTGCTGGATCGCCATAATAAACGGCGACTGCCCAGAGGCCATCATCACGCCAATGTCGTTGAACTGTGCAGCGAGGTTGGCGGTGTGGAAGCGGCTTGACCTGATCTGCTGGTTCAGGCTTAGCCCAGCAGCCTCAGCCACGCCGTAGTGATTTGCGAGCCGCGACAACTCCGCCCCAAGCTGCTCTTGCGACCACTTCTGCGAGTCCGCTACTTTCTTCGCAAGTTCACTCGCCTTCTGAAAACGGACCATGCCAGCATAAGCATTGTCCGTTTCCATCTTGAGTTTGTGGAACTCGCGGCTCAAGCCAACGCCACTGGCGGCAAGGGCATCTTGCGCAGCTTTCGCCTTCCGGGCTTCCGCTTCTTGCTTCCTCAGGGCCATCGTCGCAAGTGTCGAGGCCTTGACGAAACTCGAAGAGTCGCCCGTGAATTTAGCGTGAAGGCCTGTCAGTTGTCCTGCCATCTTCCATCTCTCTAAACTTCTTGCGGGCCGCGTCCCACTCAGCTTCCGTAAACTTACCCGCGAGGGTTGACTTCTCAGCTATACGTTTCTGCGTCTTCATTCTGGAGTCGAACTCCCACCAAAATTCTGTGGGCGACATTTGCCAGAACTCACTTGGCTGAATACCCCAATCCCTCGCGGACTTATACGCCTGCTTAACAAGATCGGCCCACGTCAGTTTCCCGAGGTTTCGCCTTCTGCATCGGTGACTTCTTCAGGCTTAGGCCCGACGATAATGCCGAGATATTCAGCGGCCGCATTTTTCGCGTCAGCGAAGCCGGCCTCGAAGATCAAGTCTTCGAGATCAGTTTGCTTCATCGACGAACCAGCAGCTCGCAATCCAATCGCGAGCGTCATAGTCACGTTCGCAACACTGAACCGCCACTTCGGCTCATACGGAATGCCCTTGTCGATGAACATTGCCTCGAGCGCAGCTTCCCGCATGATCGTCAGCGGATCGCCGACGGTCTTTGCAATTTCCATGCTCGCTTTGTAATTGGCGGCAAGACGCAGGGTCTGACCGCCAAGTGTGATTTCAACTTCTCTCATCTGGGTTATCCCTTGTTATAGTTAGGAGCCGGCGGTGTAAACCACAGCGCCGCTCGACATGAACGTGGCCGTGAATTTGACTGCGCCGTCATGTTCGCCGGTCTCCTCATACGAAGAACACAGGAAAGTCCCCGCGAGCGTCCCGGTCGTGGTCGGCAGGTCGATCAGCAACGGCTCGCCAGTGATCGAGGCTTTCATGACCTCGGCCAGCAAGACCTGGTTCTTGGTGATGCCGCCAACGGTTGCCTCAACGGCGCGCAGGCCGGGATCAGCGAGCAGGGTCCGCCAGCCGTCCTCATCATCCGTGGTCACGTCAACATAGGTGTTGCTGACGGTATAGCCTTTCGTCTGGACCCCGGCAAGTGCCACCGAGTCCCAGGTAAAAGTAAGGTCGCGTCCACTCTTTGCCATTTCATTCTCCGTAAATCTATGGCGCCGAGCGCCGGGTTAACTTCAGTTCTTTTCCATCGTTATGCGGTAACGACAGACACCGTGGCGGGTTTTCCCGTCAACTTCCTCGATGACTTCACCGAACTCAAACAGGCAATCCACGAACGTATAGCCGGAGGCCGAAAGGTTGGCAGCCTGCCGATTGAGTGCGGTGTAGATTTGCCCGAGGATCGTTTTGCACTCTTTCGCCCCATCGTATCTGGACCAAACGTGAAGGGTGAGAGTTGCATTCGCGCCCACGCTGGTGTCAGTATCGAAGGGCATCAGCGTGTCAGCGCCGAGGACAACGTAGGGGAAGTCCGAGAGGGGGAGGCCGTCTGGCTGATCCGGCGGGCTGTCGTAGACTTTGATCGGCGAAAGCTGCGTGGTCAACCGCGTGTAGACAGCCTGCTGCAGGGGGTTGAAGAACTCGCTCATCGCAAGCCCCGCTCAAATTCACGCTTCAGGACTGTTCCGGCCTGCTGGATCGCTTCCTCAAAGGCAGGGAGAAGGAAGGGACGGGCCTCTACCCAAACAGCCCTGCCATAGAACTCAGAGAAGCCGCCGAACGCAAGAGTCGTAGCGTAGCTGAGGTTTGAACCGGCGGTGGCGAAGCTGCCAGGAGTGTCCGTCATTTTCGTGAACGTAATGCTGCCAGCAAGCGTTCCTGACAGATCAGCGGGGGATTGGCCGGGAGCGGAGGCCTGATGGAGGCGGCCATTCCGCCGATAGACTCTGCCGGTCTTAGGCCCCGTCCTGATCTTTTGCTTTGCCCGCTGCGCAGTTGACTGAGCAACGAAATTCATCGTCCGTGCGATGCTCGCATTTGCGATCTGCGGCAGATCAGCGAGTTCCGCCATCAGTGTATCGAAGCCCCGAATGTCAAGAGAGAAGTTCACGAAATGTCTCCCTCTTGAGTGTAGAAGCGGAGCCACTTCTTCTTGAGTTCCATATCAATGACGGAGAGGACGTTGTGATAGCGGCCGCGAACGCTGATGCGAGTGTTAGTCGCGTTCCAGTAAGGCGCGCCATTTGCGTCACCACGAAATCTCACGTAAATGGAATAGAGGTTCGTGGACTCGGTCCGCCCGGCTTCCCACCGCTCAGTTCCAGACAAACCGGTGACACGTGCCCAAACTCCGCCAGCCGGATCGGCCAGCCAAGTCTCGACCCAACCGCCTTGCCCATCAGCCGTGCGAACACGCCGCTCAATCACAACGAGAACGGTAAGGGAGGCGGTTGTAATGTCGCAGCACTGGACCATACTTTATGTGGCCTTATCAGGAAGTGATAGAGCCATACCAGCTCCACCGATCGCCTCAACGATGGCACAATCCCCCCAGAATGTCAAGCGGAGTTTTTTCATCCTCACAGCCCCCGGATTGCGTGCATGGAGGCCGCTTCATAGGCGCCCGATTTCATGTAAGCCTGCGTCATTTCACATTCGCCCCGATGCTCGTAGAGGTAGCCCGCCAACGTCAGGACCGCTCCGCGAAGACCGGCCGGAACGTCAGTCGCTGCGGCGCCGAACCCGGCCACGTAGTCGATCATGATAGCATTGACGGGCCGAGTGGCGAGGGGCCAAAGCTGCCCGAATTTGAGGGACAGTCGGCCGGGCCGGGTTTCAGTATCAATGTCGAACAGGTCGGCCACGATGACTGTGGTTTCGGTGCTGGCTTCGTCATAGGTCTTGACAGACGTGATCGACGCCAGCGGATAGCGGGGGAAGGCGAGGACACGAGGAGTGCCGGTGAGTAACTCGGTTACGGCTGTCTCGCGAACCCCGTCCCACCAGAACTCACGGTAGCCGGGCCACGCATCGAGGGACATTCGCCACGTCTGCGTGATCAGGGCCAGGCCGGTCTTTTCTTCAATGAACTCTCGGGCCTGTGCGATGTAGGAGTTGGCCTCGGCGTCGGCCACCACACCTGAGTCGGCCTTGATGTAGGTCCGAAACTCAGTTGCGGTGACTGGCTCGATAGCAGGTGCTGAGACCCGCCGATGGCCGCGAGGGGGGTTGACTTGCAGGGCGGGTCTCAGTGCCATGTTACTTTTTCCCCCAGATTTTGAAGACGCCCGCCGACAGGCCAAAGGCGGCGATCAGCGCGGAGACTGCGCCCTCGACATGAATGGAGATTTGGATCAGGCCGTCGACATACTGGTAGGAGAACCAGCCCATGGCCACAGCGGGGAGTGATCCGAGCAGGGACGATAGGACGTAAACGGCGAGGCGGACATAGACGTTGTTCATGGTCTTTCCTTTCAGGCTTCGTTGGTGGACAAGGGGCCGCCAGCTTTCATGTGGGCTAGGCGAGGAAATGCCGGGCGCGGGTAGCTTGCGGGCCACCGGGCTCCGAGCAGTCGTTTCTTTTCCAGCCGGGCGACAGTCACTGCGTTTGACTGGTTGCCACCGAGGACGAAGAAGCTGCCGTCATCCTGCCCGACAGCAAAGCCAACGTGACCGGAAGATGGACCTCGCTCGAAGACGAGAATAGCGCCATAGGTCACCGGGGTTGACACGCCGAGACCAAGCCAGTTCCGTGCCCAGTAAGGGTTCTGACCGAGCGCGCCGGGGAAAGGCTCGCCGGGCAAGGCAAGGCGGATGCAGGTTTCCACAAAGTCGCCGCACCACGGAAGCTTAGCCGGGTCACCGAGCGTCTTGCCGTCAGACTTGAGCCACGACTTCAGCCAGCCGTTATCTCTGGTTTCGTGGCGGTTGAGAACACGCTTTGCCTCAGCCATCCACGGCAGGTCGGTGACGGCATCGGGGAGTAACCGAGTCGGCGCTTCGACAACTTTCAGCCGCCCATCGTCCGCGGCCTTGAGCAGCGTTCGATCTGTGATCGGCCCGCGCTTGCCATCAGCGGTGATGCCGAGATCGGATTGCAGGATTTTGATATGAGGGTTCAAGGCTGTCCTCCGTTTCGTGAAAGCCAGGAAATCCCGGCAGCGGTTACGGCCCCGAAAACCAGCCAGAACCCTTTGTCGAGTGCGTAGTGGATAACACCACGGCTGATTGAGACTTGTTCCACAGAAGTCAGCCGGATAGCCAACGCGGATTGTTCCAGATCATATCTGTCCATTCGCCGAAAGAGTGTGATCATCCGCTCTTCAATCCGAGCAAGCTCGGTGACGACTTTCGTGAGTTCATCGATCTTCTCCTCAATCCGGTCGAGTCTGCGGTCTTCCACTTCTAACTCCATCTGGGTCACGGGATTAACAAAAGAGTAAGGCCAGCGCGACGATCAACGTCAAGGCCATGTTTTCTCTCCGGTTGAGAGGGGAGGCCCGTAAGCCTCCCCAACTGACTTAAGTTGCAGCGGTGGTTGCGCCGACAGTCGGGGTCGGGACAATCGAAGCCTTGCCGAGGACGGCGAGGATTTGCACCTCAGCGTCGGTGCCAGTAGTCCCCGTGACGCGGGCACGGACGTAACGCTTGTTCCCGACATAGCCGACGCCGTTCTTGAGAATGTCGTCGTCGGAGTCGGCGGACACAGTGCCGGTCGTTGCGCCGGTGCTGTTCTCAACGAGTTCAGCGGTGTCAACGTCATCGAAGTCGCCCGCGACAGTGGTATCGGAGTGCTGCAGCTTCATCGTGAAGCCGGAGGCGGTGCCCGCGTCAGTCACAGTCCCAGTCTCGAGGAAGACAGTCAGCGAGCCGAAGCCGCGCCGGTCGATCAGGGCCGAGGCGTTCGCCGTGGTCCCCGAGAGGATTTGAACCGCACCGCGGATCAGTTGGATGTTGGAAATTCCGTCGCGCATGTGATATACTCCTTCAGCGCTAGTGGGGCAGGCTCACCCCGAGAGTGGGAGGGCTGGGATTAGCCCTCCCAGTTTTCATTACACCGCGGTGGCGAACTTGAGGATGTTGATGGCCTCGAAATTCACCACGTCCCCGCCGACCCGCTTGGTCGTGTAGAACTTGACGTAGGGCTTGGCGGTGAAGGGATCACGCAGGACGCGGATGCCGAGGCGGTCCACGATCTGATAGGCCTGAGCCAGGTCGCCGAAAGCAATGGCGAGCGCGCCCGTGGTCGTGTAGTCTGCCATGTCGTCGAAGGTTGCGACAGGGTAGCCGAGCAGCGTTGCGGGCTGGCCGGCAGCAATCGCCGGTTGCCAGATGTAGCTGCCGTCCGAGTTCTTCAGCAAACGAACACCGCCAGTCGTTGCCCGATTCATGAACCAGACGCCGTTGTTGCGGTAGTTGGTCTTGAGGCCGTAGACCATCGAGATCAGCTTGTCGCCGCCAGCCGGAGCAGCCGCGAAGCCGCCATTGACGCCGGTTGCGAACTGGGCAATAGTGCCGGGGTTCGTCGAGCCTGCGGTGTAGGTCAGGAAGCCACGGGGCTGACCGACGCCGGTGCCGCGGACGAAGGCGGCGTTTTCGACGCGGGAGAACTTCTCGGCAACTTTCGCGGCCAGCCAGCTTTCCATGTCGATGTAGGCATCGTCGAGCAGTTTCTGCGTAGCGCGGGGTTCAGCATACTGCTCGTGAACCGGGATGCGCCATGCTTTGAGCTGCGGGGTCGAGGTTTCGGCCCGCGAGCCGGTTTCGCTGACCCAACCGGAAGCGGCCTCGTCGAGATCATACAGGCCCTCGAGCGCGTCGGTCGAGATGACCTGCACAGAGGCGTATTGACGGACCGGGGAGGTCTCATACTGCTTCATGATGATCCGGCCCGAAGTGTCGGGATCGACAACATAGCCGCCATCGGGATCGGAACCGACTGAGAGGGCTTTGGTTTCATCGCCCGACAGGACGCGGTCATCCTTGCGCAGATACTCGAAGAAGGCCGCTTTGTAGCCCTGAGCATCTTCGTTGGTGTAGGCTGCGACCGAGGTGCCGCGACGTTTCGCGTTCATGTTGGCCCAGGCCAGCGACTTGCGGTCGAGTTCAGCCTGATCGACTTCAACGCCGTTGATCGAGAGGTGCTTGCGGCGCCCGGCGGCATACAGCCGGTCGATGTGCTCCTGCTTGGTCGAGAGCTCGTCGTTGATCTTCTTCAGCTTTTCCTCGAGCAGCGGATCGACGGTGCCCTTGATTTCGGCTTTCAGCTTTTCTTCGTGGGCTTCCTTGAACTGCTCGAAGCCCGATTTGATCTCAGCAACGGCCTGCGTGACCTGTGCGAGATCGAGTTCATCCTTAGCCATGTGAAATACTCCTTTTGAGGCCCTGGATTTCCTTCAACAAGAGGGCAAAGCCCTCCTGCACTCGATCGTCTGGCTCGCCAGCATCACGCTGGTCTTTGGCAAGACGAGATTTCGCTTCTTCGAAGCCATGTGAGGCGACGAGTTTAGCGAAGGCGGACGGAACACCTGCGTTACGCAAGATAGTTTCGACCTCCCGCGGGGACTGGAGCTGCTTCACGTCAGTCACAACAGCCAGCGGGTTCATGGGGAAAGTGACGATGGAGATTTCAAGAAGGTCCGCCGCCTTGATCTGGCGGACGGTCCCTTTCGCTCCTGCGACACGATCGGACTCGGTAACGCGGTAGCCGATCGACAGGCCGTCGATGGCTTTGTGCTTCATGAGGACGTGGGCCTCAGCTCCGCGTTGAATTTCAGTAAGGACACGGCCGGAGGCTTTCAGGCCACGGGCGTCATCGCCAAGCTGCTCCCAGACCCCGATGATTTGCGAGGGGTCGTGCTGCCATAGCATCTTCGGGAGCGGACGGCTGCCATCAAGGGCGGACTTGAAGGCTCCCGGCATGACAATATCGTTGCCGTAGTCTACGTTGGAGTAGACGGAAGCATAGCCGGAGATTTGCCCATCCGCGCCGAACTCTTTTGTCTCGAAAGCGAAGGGGACGTATTTGGTTTGATATTCTTCATCCCGGTCCATATCAGGCCCTTTCGTAAAGTTGGATGCAGCGGCAGTTGATGATGTTACCGGCCGAGCCACGAGGATCGCCGGGGAACATCAGGTGCTCGAAACCGCCGCCTGCGCGCGGAACGAGGAAGTGATCGTCAACGCCGATGGAGGTTTGATCCATGACGCGGTGGTTGAAGGCGGAGATTTTGCCGGACTCGCCAAAGTCTCGCGTCCGTAGATCATTGACGGAGTTCCAGATTTTACGCAGCCGGACAGAGGACCGGCGGGCGAATTGCCAGGACGCGAACTGCGTGGCGGAGTGGATTTCCGTGCGGGAGATGAGGAGGCCGCGAATGCCGGAGACGCCGGGGATGGTTTCGAGCAACTCGGCGTAGACTTCATCTGCGGCTTGCCCGGCGAAAAGACCACCAGAAAGTGAGGCGCGGATTTGGCGCTGCGTGGTGTCGAGGATTTGCTGCGCAACGCCTGGGCGGTAGCCGTTGATGTAGTTCTCGATCAAGTTGGAGAGAAGATCATCAGCTTTTGCGGCGGGGAAACCGTCGGCGTATTCCCCAGTAAAGACGGCGTAAGTCTGGCGGATTGACTCAGCCCAGAGATCGGAAAGGACTGCCTGCAAATCTCGAGCCATCTGCGGGAGGATGACGTGAGCAAAGCCTCCCTGAATCGCGTTGAGGGTGAACTCACGGGCGGCGGCCTCAAGCGGAAGGGAGAGGCGAGGAGCGAAAGCGGCCTCGAGTTCATCCATCAGGGTAAGGAAGCGCTCAGCGGCCATAGAGCAGCCCCTTCACGTCTTCGGCTGGCTTTTTCTCCGGTTCAGGCTGCGCCGCCTTGCGGACCTCGGCCATGAGCATGTTGCCGAGCGGAGCAGGGAGCGGCAAATAGCCTTTCAGGTTGCGCGACTCGTTGAGGGTGAGGTCCTCTGAATTGTCGGCCATTTCCCAGAGTTTTTGCCGCTTGTCCGCGATTGCCTCGATCTTGTCTTTGTTCGGACGGAGCTCAACGTCACCGAAGTAAGGGCCGAGCCAGGCAGACAGTTCGGCGGCCATAAAGCTGACGAAGGGGAGGAGCGTGTCCTCGTAGAAGCCGAGGCGGGCCTCGCGGTAGTTCGCGTAGGTGTTGTCGCCGGGGATGTTCAAGAGAAGTGGCGGGACGCCGAAAGCGAGCGAGATATCTCTGGCAGCGGAGTCCTTGATGCGGAGGATTTCCATATCCACGGGGGAGAAGCCCATCTGCTTCCAGTCAAGACCGCCCTCAAGCAGCATAGGGCGACCGGCGTTCTGCGGCCCGGAGTGCTTGCTTTCGATCTCAGTCTTGAGGCGGGCGAACTCTTCATCGGAGAGGGACACGTCTTTGTTGACAACAAGAGCGCCGGAAGGGCGGGCTGAGTTCTGGAGGAGCGACTGTATCCAGCCCATCGCCGCGTTGTGCTGATCGACGGCGAAAGCCGCTGCCTCAACAGGGGACTGCCCGGCCCAATCCTGGAGCGGATTGAACATCGAGGTGTGAAGAATGTCGGAGTCGCCTGAGATTTCATCGGCCGGAAAGGTCACGGCCCTGCCGTTGGCTTTGTAGGTGTAGCCGGAAGGAAGGCCGGATTTACCCATCAAAACGGTTACTCGATCAGGCCGCAGGGGCCAGAGTTCTTTGATTTGGGAGCCGCCCATGACACGCTCGTCAAAGCTATTCCCCGCGAGGAGGAGATAGATGATGCGGGACTTCCACCAGTCAGCGCCAGACTGCATGGGGTTCGGGCGGCGGAGGAGGTCGAGGATCGGATGAGTATCGAACTGCCGATCGCCTGACCACGCTTCCCACTCAATCGTGGAGACGGCAGTGGCGATCTTGTTCACGGCCTGATAGGCAACCACGTTGACGCGGTAGGCCTCCTTGGCGAAGGAGACAAAGTCGCGTTTGGTCCACTCAGCAGCTTGCGCCCCGGTCATGTGGAGCGAGTAAGCGCGAGACGCTTTGGTCTCAAACGCTGGGGTCGCTTTGCGCGAGAAGAAGGGGATTTTCATAGGACGCGCATCCTCGGGCGAGAGCGAAGGCGGATCATCGGCTCGAGGGCGTAGCGGAGGGAGTCGATGCAGTGGTTGTTTTCGTCGAGGAGGTCGGGGAGAATGTCACCTGACAGCCGATCGACTTTGTAGGAGTAAGTGCGGAACTCACGAGCCGTTTCGGGGCAGTCAGGGTGGATGACTACTCGGTCGAAGGATTTGATGTAGGCGATACCGTCCTCGACTGAGCCGGGGCCCTTTTTCGCCGCTTTAATGCCAGGCATTCCGCCGCCCTTGAGCAGGGAGATTGACTCGGGGCGGGCCGAGTCAGCGCGGACCTGATGCAGGCAGATTTGGGGAATGCGCTCAGCGAGGAACTGCACGGTATCGTTCAACTCAAGCTTCTTCTTGACCGCCTCACGGCGGATATAGAGCGTCTTTCCCTTGATGTAGGATTGCGTCGCAGCCGTCGGGTCTTGCGAAAAGCCGAAGTCGAGGCCGTGATACGGGCCGTCGAAGCTGCTGTCGGTTTTGAACTCGTCCACCTCGAAAAGGCCGCGAAAGACCTGAGCGTCAGTGATGACAAGATACGCACCCTCCCAGATGTGGTCGTAAGTGTCAGGGCGTTTGGCGAGGTCCTCCAGCCGCTCGGCGTTGAGCGTCTCGGGGAACCACGGGTTGTCGCGCCAGTTGAGCTCAACGAATTTCCCGTTCTCCGGAGGTTTGACGCGGAAGCGCTGGTTCGTTGCGGAGGTTTCGGTCTCCGGGTTCCACGTCAGCCAGATTTCGGAAGACCAGCCGGGGCCCTCGTCGCGGACAGTGGGGATGAGTTTGCGCCACGCGGCTTCGCTGACGTTCTCGGCTTCATCGACCCAAGCGCGGAGGATTCGGGCCTTTGACTTCACCCCATCGAGGTTATGGCGCAGACCTGTAAAGCCATATTTGATACGCCCGTCGCGGGAGCGGATGTATTTTTCGCCGATCTCATAGTATTTCGTCAGCCAATCGACGGAGTTGATGGCCTGCTTGACCTCTTCCATGGAACTTTCGTCGAGGGAGTTGAGGTGCTCGCGGGCGCAGAGCATCATGCCAGAAATGCCTGCGCGGCCGAGCCGGTAGCCGTCAATCGCGGTCATCAGGGCGAAACCGCGCGTTTTGGCCGATCCTCGGCCGCCATAAGCGCCACGGTAGCGAGTCGTGCCCTGAAAGACGGGGATTAGTTTCGGGGGAAGCGGGATGCGAGCTGCGGTCAAGCGTCCGCCTCCCCCGTAGTCGCAGCGGAGACGGTCAGGGATGTGCCCATGTCCGGCGCGACTAGCTCGATGACAGTCGGCATTTTCGCCGTGTCGAGGTCTTTTCCGACCGTCCGGTCAGTGAAGTCGGTAGCGATCTTCATGAGTTCGTTGTTGGAGAAGCGGTCCTCGTTGTCCTCCATCCGGTCCCGCAGGATCACGAGGGCATCGCGGGAAATCCCAGCCATGTGATCGAGGACGGAGGCGAACTCGCGGTTGACCTCGGAGCGGTAGAGGGCGACGAGCTCTTGGAAGGCCGGAGAGTTCTTCAAGATCGAGACGCGGGAGAGATCATAGTTCAGGATCATCGCGGCTTCCCCCTCGGGGGTTCCAGCGGCCAGCAATCTGGCGAGGGCGTGATGACGGTCGGTCAGCCGCTTGACGGCGATCGGCTTGGAGCCAGCCGGAACGGTGGCCATAATCTCCAGATCAGCTTCATTCATGTCCCGAACATACTCGACCTCAAGCCGCATCGGCAATCTGCCGGGGCCTGCAAGTTTGTCGATGTTGAGGTTGAGGGACATATGGCTCACCGGCGGGTTTCTGATCTAACTGCAGCTTGGCACAAAAGGCTGGGCGAGTCAAGGGCGGATTGGCCGGGCCGGACAATGTATGGTCTGAGTTTGCGGAAAAATTCGGCGGGGACTTCGGGGCCGGGCGGCCACAGAAACTCGCGGGCTGGTCTTATTAGGAAGTGGGGGAGGCGGATAACGTATGGCTCAAAAACTCACCGCGTATAATTGTGAGGAGATAGCCGCCCCGTTAGCGGGCAGGATTTTTTCATTTCCTGCCCGCTAGGGGAGCTGGGGGGCTAAGGCTTAAACGTCAAAGTCAAGCCCGGCTTTGGCATCAAGGCGAGTCTGTGTCGCGGCCTTAAGCTTGGCAAGCTGGGCGGCAGGAAGGGCGGCAACGGCGGCAAGGATAGCGGCCTTGCGCTCGGCCGTGGCAAAGCCCTTGGAATCGGCCCAAGCCTTAGCAAGGGCGGGGAGCCTGGCCTTGACGACAACAGCCACGACGTAAAGCTCTTCATCAAAGGCGGAAAGGGCCGGGCCGGATGAATTGCGCGGCGTGGAAAGAATGCCTGTCTTGGCGGATTCAAGGCGGGCGGCGAATGCGGCTTGAACATCAAAGGGCTTGCCGTCGTTGAAGGATTCGCCCTTGGCGGCGGCTTCTGCCTTGGCAAGCTTGAAGGTGTGGGCGGCGCTGTTGATATTGTCTTGGAACCAGCGGCGAACGCCATAGGTGAAGACACCTTCAAGGGCGATTGCGGCAAAATCCGCCGGGTCAACGGTGAAGGTTGCGCCCTGGGCTTGCAATTCGATGGGCGAGACGGCGAAGGATACTTTAGTCATGGGAAGGGACTCCATAGGATGCGGCGTGATTGCCGGATGCGGGATTGCACCAGAAGCTAGCCCTAGGGAAGGGCTAGCCAAGCTGCAATCAGGGATTTGCGTAAAGGTAGCCAAGGGGGTCGGTGGCAAGGCGAAACATGCGCCAGAAGGGAATAAGGCAAGGCTTTCCATCTATGGGGCGCGCTAGTGCCGCTTGGCGGTAGCGAAAAGCCGTGGCAAGGTCGCGCATGGCGGGCTCTGTTTCGCGGGGACGCGG